AATAATTTAGTAGGCATTTTTTTAAATATGTTAATTTGTCTAATTGTGTATTTCATGATGTTAAAATTAATGCAATAAAACTTATTAATAAAGCTACTTTTAATATGGTTCTTAAATACGGGTTCATTTTATTTTTAATTGAGCAATAACAAAGTTAAGAACACCAACTAATACAAGTATAATTCCTTTAATAGTTTGCTTTATATTATCTTCAAATGGAAACATCTCTATTGCCTTACTCTCTTCAATAGCAATTACACATAGATAAACAATATTCAGAACGCCTAATATTTTAGTTTTTTTATTTAGTTTCATTTGATTGATATAAATATTTCCTCAGTTTTTTCTACCTTTTTTAACTTAGCCATTAATTTAGAATAGGCTATTTTAGATTGACCTACAAAGTCTTTTGAAGTTGTCATGCCTACAATTAAACAACCCTCAGTATGTGCTGAGGTGTTACCTGAGTGTATTCTTATACCTTGAAAACCTTTTACATTAAGTAGTAAGGGCATGTATTCTTTAAATCTTGGACTAAATGTAATAGCTACTCTATAAGTACCTTTTGGTATTGCAGTTTCAGCATAAACCTTTTTAGCTTTTATTTCTGTATCTGTCATGATTGAGTCTAAGCCTCTGTCCATATCTTCAAGTACATAGCAAAAGAACTCCCCATTAATAAGTAGTTCGCCAATAGTTGACTTTGTAGTTCTTGTTTTTCTGTTTAATTCTAATATCATATTCTTTTAATTAATGGTTTTAAAAAGTATAAAAGTATTCCTGCACACAAACACTCAACAAAGAATGTCAGCACAAAAAATGTCAGTCCAATAATGACTAACATAAAAGTTAAGTTTGCTAAAAATTCTATAAATTCGCTGATTAAATAATTCATTGTTTAATTCTTAATAATTCTTCAATTCTTGATTTCTCGCAATTTAGCAATTTAATTTCTAAATCTTCTATTTGTTTTTCAAGTTTTAATCTCATTTCTTTTTGCTCAGATTTCAATTCGTCTTTCAATCTTTCATAAGCATTGTACTGAAGATAAATAACTGCACCCAACAATATAGCTATTAAGCCTTGTTTCTTTAAAGAGTCAAATAAAAATTGCCAATCGAATATCATCTGTATCTATCGTCTAATTTAATTATCATTAGTATCATTTGAAACCATTTTTTTAGGCGGATTTTCATCATGTTCTATGGATTTTATACTATGATTATTGTCCAACAAATGTAATATAAAATCTAAAACTTTCCCAAAGTATGACAATTTACCCATTAATTTATTTTTACCAAGTACACTACTAATGGTTTCGTCAGGGTTTCCAAACTTATGACCGCCTGTTTTTATCATTACATCATTGAATAACTTAGCTAAAAAACTATTTGCATGTTGGTCAGTCGCTAATGCACATCTAAATAAATATTCATCTAATGAGTGCCACCCACTTTTTATAAGGGTTAAAACAACTGAGTATAAAAATGCAATAGGATAAATAACCCCTGCTAAAAATATTGATACTAAAAATAAAATTAAACCTATCATAAAATAACTAAATTATTGTTTATTACTTGAAGTTCTACATAGTCCCACAAAGGCATTAATGCTCTCTTTAAATCTTCGTAATTACCTGAGTCTAATTCTGCCCTAAATTCACTCCACATAAAATAGGCAAGATTTACTACCTTATCATTATTGTAAGTGTCTAATGGTATTTCAAACCCGCTTAAAACAAACTTATTTTCAGGAAATGCCCATTGATATATTTCGGGAATAACGACTGCATAAGGACTTAATGGAGGTGGTGTGTAATCTATTTCAAATGCACTTGCATCTAAATCTACAACTTCATAAGTTAGGGTTTCAAATATCTCAGGAAACTCTAATAATGCGTTTTCACTTGTCGCAAATTTACCGATGTGTTCTCCTGATTTTATAGGTGTAGCAAAAAAAGTATTAACCCCTTTTTGAAATCCGTTGTATTGATTTGTGTTTATTATTATCATATTTTTAAACATTACGAGATAATGCGGTTTGAAAGGTTTGTACGGCAGTATAATGGTCAGCCTCTTGTGTCATATTAAATAGTTTCATAGTTGCACAATATGCGTAGTTTCGTGCAACTCTGCCTGTCAATCCTGCTGAGTTGTCAAAATAAACTCCTCCCAATGCTATCGCTGCGGTTTGTCTGAAAGCACTTAAAGAAATTGCAGAAGAAACTCCGCCTGTTATGAGCGACCCATTTCTTGATATTCCTCCATTTGCCCCATTTTTAACAATAGTAAATAAACCTAAAGTGCTCCCTGTGTAACCACCATTGTTATAGTATATATTACTTGTGCCTCCTACTGTTGCAATATGTGAATTGGTATTATCTCTTAAACTTAAAGCATTGTATTGTGCATATCCTCCATTTGTAGACCCCATATCAAATGATACTGCATTACCTGCGCCACTTGCCCCATCTGTTCTTGAGTAGCAACTCATACCAAATTGGTCGTTACTTGTTTGATACGAAAATGGATTAATAGGTATTATCATTGCATTACTTGACCCATTGGTTGTTATACCATTTGCATTATGTGTTGGACTCCCTTCAAAATATGCTAAATTGCTATATCTATTTCTAAATGGATATTTCAAATTTACTGCGTGGTCATTTGCAGTCCCATTAACTAAAGGATGTATTGTATGAAATTTATCCCATAATCCTGCTGCGTTAAGGTCATCAACTAAATCTATTATAGCGGTTTGTATTGTAGAACTTGGTGCAGTTAATTGGTTTAAAAATATATCTGCAAAGTCAAAAGGGGTTAAAGTTCTTAAATCCCATGTTGCATTTGCGCTTACTTGTTTAGTTGGAAATGCGTTTCCAAATCTATCAACTAAATCTAAATCATAAGAACCGCCACCCGCAGGTACTACAATATCAATCGTTCTACCCAATACACTAAATGATGTTGGCGCTACATTTGTAGTCACATTAATAGTTCCTACACTCGGTATAAACCCACTTGCAACCCCGTTGTTTTGAATAGATTGAGTAGGTAATATTAACCCCTCAGTTGCTTTAACAAGTTGTGAGTAAGTTGGACTAACTGCAGCGTTTGTAATTGATGAGTCGCCTACATTATAACTTGATGTATTTTCAGCCTTAACACTTACGGCACTAATTAAAGTACCATCGGACTTATTGACATTAACACTACTATCATTTATTGTGATGTTTTCAGTTGCCTCTGCTAATATCGGTTCTGTTTTTAAAGTCGTTCCTATACTATCTTTAATGACTGCAGTTGAGTCGTTTATTGTAATGTTTTCTGATGCTTGGGCTAAAATGTTTTCGGACTTTAAAGTAGTACCTACTGAATTTTTAATAACAGCAACTGAGTCGCTAATACTTATATTCTCGGTTGCCTCTGCTAAGATATTCTCACTCTTTAAAGTAGTTCCTGCACTATCTTTGATGACCGCTACACTATCCGCAACATTGTAGCTACTTGTACCCTGAGCTAAGATTGACCTACTACTTATTAAAGTAGATGCGCTATTGTTTACATTTAAAGTTGAATTGCTTATTGCTTGGGTTAAAGTTCCACCACTTGGGATTGTACCCGTATAAAGAACATTGCCTAAGCTATCTTCAATCGTGTATGTAGCATCTGCACAAGCACCACCTGTATTAACTATCCATTCGCCACCGATTAATGAGCCTACTAAAGCCCCTAATTGGTCTTTAACTACTACATTAAAGTTAGAGTTGCTTGGTGCATTGCCATAAATAACTGAATTAATTAGTATTCTCGCATCTTTACAAGGATTGCTTGGACTTGGAATTGATGAACTTAAAGGTATTGCACACGAATTGAAGTCATAAAATTCCTCAATCCCTATATCTACAAAGTGTCCCGTAACTTCATCGCCCCATTTTTCCCAAAAAGGAGTGATTGTATTTGAACTTGTAATGTTAAAACGCTCATTTTGTCCTAATTTCATCCAATAAGCAAGGACATCTAATGCAATTAATTGAGTATCTGACTCTACTTCTAACTCATTACCCTCACTTTTTAGTACTCTATCTGCTATAATTACTCTGTAATTTCTTGAATAAGTAGTACCATTTAAAGTCCCACCCGTTGGATAAACCAACATTAAAGGATATATTAAATTCTCGTAGGCTTGTTGCTCAAATTCTTGGGCGTACAAAAAAGAATGGATTTGATAGTGTCCACTTGCAAGTAACTCAAACTCACTTTTTATTTGATTTGCTGTCTTTTGCATTGCTTTCAATTACTTTAATTAGGTTCTTTTTCTTAAATCCGTATTTCTTACAATCCTGCTCGGATAGTTTATAAATATCTACCTTTTTTTCTTCTTGCATTGTTTACATTTATGTTAGGGATTTCTGAATAATTTTTAACACATTTATAAAGTGGATAATCTGTATAATTGTCAAGCAAATAATCCACTAAATTGACACGATAATTCTCAGCTATGTTTCTGTACTTAGTTTGAATTATACTCATGCCTGAACTATCTAAGGGTTGAGCATTGTCGCTACTACCTACCATTAAAGCCTTATTCTTAATTTTGTAGTTTACATCTATTACTAATTCACTTACTACTTTATTGATTAAGTAAGGTTGTATGTAGTCAGTTAATAAGGTTGTATTTAAAGCGGTTACACTCTCAGCGTTTACCTGAGTAATTAACTCAGCATACAAGTCCTTACCTATTACTTGCTTTAAATAAATGTCCTGAACCATAATTAATGTAGGTTGTAGTAACTTACTATCAACATTCTCGTTAATTACTGATTGGTCTTTTATAACCTCTATCGATATAAATTGTGGTGTTAAACTCATTTCTTTAAATTATATTTTATGAATAGTGTAGACATTATTTAATCTTTTTTTCTAACAATTACGGCTTTCCAAAAGTGCCTGCATTGTGGAAAGTTTTGGTCAAACTGAGGGTTATGATACCACCCTCCTTTATACTTCCATACATTAGTATTATAATCTGACATGTCATTATTTAAACCATCTATTTCCTCCCTTGTATAAGTCTTATTTAATGCTAATAAATCTTTACAAAATGTTCTACTTTTATCTATTCCCTCACTTGTATTATTCTCTAATGATTTATCTATCCATGCGTATTGCCATCGTGTTTCAAATTCAATCAAGGTTTCGGGTTCAACAACTTCTTTAATATCAAATTTTGGTGCTGCCTCTGTACCTGCTAATTGACCTGCCACTAAGTTCTTTTCAATTAACTTCTGCAATGCTTTGTTTACATCAAAATCCAAATCCTTTTTAGCTCTGTTAATGTCCAACTTTTTCAAATTTTTATCTAAGATATATTTTAAAAGTGCATCTTCATCACTTGCAAATTCAAACTTGTCTGCACTTAATCCTATCATTGCAAATTTACTTAAAATAATTGAATCCATGTTAGCATCTAAGGATTTTTTTGATAATTGAGTTGCTTGTGGTTGTGTAAGGTTTAAACCTATGTTTAATTCATCCTCAATAATCTTTCTTAATTCCTCTTTACTTAGTACCGCCATTAACATTGACTCTGTTATTTCTAATCCTAATCCCTTTAATGGTTCAATTCTAAGTGCAGGTGGTATGCCACTACTTTTTAAAATCCAATTTAACTCTCTTTCGATTAATTGTTGATTAGGTTCAATGTAGTTAATGTTTAACATTCTCCATGCTAAATCTAATTCAGAACGCCCACCTAATTGACCCTCAGTTTTAATCCCAAACAACATACCATTAACAACTTCATGCCCTCTGATTATTCTATCTTGAACATCTTGTTTTAAAGACTCAAATTGTTTATCTAAATCCGTAGGTTTAATACTTTCAATCTTAGGTGCTTCTGTATTAAGGTCAGCAAACTGAATCATTATTTGTCCTGCATTGTCTGTATTGCAAAACTTATCATAAAACTTTCTTTCTATTTCGTCTTGTTCGGCAGGACTTGGCACACCACCCATAAGGGTAATCATTGCACCTGCACTAAATCCTGTCTTTACATTCACTAAGTGAAAGTTTGAAACCTCAATATCTGTTTCAATATCAACTATACTTGCATGATATTCAGGCAAAGGGTAACCCCTAAACTCAGGTCTTGTATCATAAAAGTAAACTAATTGCACACCCTCTTTTTTATTAGGGTCGTATAAAGGAATTATCTTAACATCTTTTGGAAGTGTATTATAACGACTTTTAAAGTTCTTCTTTGTTGATTGGTTTTTAGTCCATTCTTTTGAAACATAACCAACCTTGCCACAAACACTTAATCTTACTTGTTCATAGGGTTGATGAAAGATTGATGTAAGTTGACCTCCTACATATAATACCTTGTAAAAGTTACCGCCAAATATCTTTCTATCTTTTAGTATTTTATTCGTTAATTCGTTTAAATCATCATAGGGGTTCGGATTGTTAATTAGTCTTGATAGTTGACCGCTTTCAAAACCATCTTTAATCTTCCAACCTTGTCCTAAAATAAACCTAACTTTACCATTTACAATAGCATGATGTAAGCCACATCTATTATATAAGTAAGTTAAATAATCAGGGTATTCATTATTTGTACCATTGATTATAAATTGTTCGCCATTGTTTTCAATGAACTCAGGGGTTTTATGCTCATACATCGGCACACTTGAAAACGCATACTTACGCTCCAAAGACTTTTCTTGTTGTTGTTCCATTTGTAAAAATTATTCTATCGGTTAAAATTTTATCGTATCTCATTAGTCCACTTTCTACCATTTCATTAGACAACTTATAGTCTAAATTAGTAGTTGACACTTGAGCGTAGATGTAGTATTCGTATTCATCCCCTAAACTTAATTTTAGTTGACCTAATAAAGGATTGGGTGTTGTTGATTGTGTTGTTATGGTAAACTTGTTATAACGTGTTTTATAGGTGCTTGTATCTGATTGGATACATACATACTCTACATTAGTTTGTTTGTTGACAAACCTAAAAAGGTAAGTAGGTGCATTAATCGTTGTCTTTTCAGTCAGCGTAAGCACTACTATATTGGCGGTATTTTCTTGTAATAATATCATGTTTTAAAAAAAGGGGTGTCAATCTCTCAACACCCCCTCCCCATTTATGAAAACAACACTTATGCTATCAATGCAGCTATTGCACTTGATTGAATTTTTAAGACATCCAACTTCTCTTCACCTGTTAAGGTAATTACATAGCCACTCATGTCAGCCGCAGCAGTTCCCGTAGCGTATCCACCTTCTGCAATCTGTAATCCTCTTGAAGTTCCAAACAACCAATACTCACCATTCTCATCCAAAACAATAGCAGCAACTGTCTGAGCAGCTAAAGCCATCATTTCGTTTCTTTTGGTTATATCGTACTTTGGTAAATTCATTGTGATGTTCTGAGCGTAGAAACGACCACCAACTGCTCTATCTCCACTTGGCACTGATGTTGCTGAACCTCCACCAACGGGCACTTCATAAACATAAAACTTTTTGCCACCTACCATAGTGATGGTAGCAATGCCTGATGAAACTGCAGGTGTTCCAATTCCGCTTAACTCTGCCAAATAAATTTTAGATATACCGCCCTTTGATGAGCGGCAATCTAAACTAAACCCTGTGCTTAATATACAACTCATATTATTGTAAAATTAAAGGGTTAAACTAATTTGAAAGTTACTAATTCAGAACCGAATTTAATTTGAGTTCCTAATTTAGCAATCAATCTAGCTATGATTGTATTGTCTTTTCTTTCGTAGAAAATATCTAAAGACTCATACTCATTAGGTGCATCTGTACCAATTACATAGTTAGATTTTCTTGTTAAGTGAATACGATTTGTACCTGTCAAACCATGCAATGCTGTAACTCTTAAACCGAAACTTGGGATTATGATAGAACCTGTCGCATAAGGACTAGCCTCTTCAGTTGCTCCATAGTGGAAGTTGTTTAAAGTGAAATACGCTTGTAACAATTTTCTGAAAGTATCCCATCCGCAAACGAACTCTAAATCAGTTTGACCTGCAAGTGAGTTAGGAATTAAGTTTACCATTCCATTGAAGATACCTATTACGTTACCTGTTGTGATACCTGTACCTGTTGAGATTGAAGTAGGGTTACCATTGATTGGACTTGCAGCGTCTATGATTTGATTAAAACCAATTACACCACTTGTACCACCTGTAACACCTTGCCACAATAATACCTCAACTGCTGCTGCTACCTTTGCAGAATAGTACTCAGCGAACGCAGCCTCAATTGGCATATTTTCGTAAGTAGAACCTTGTGGTAAAAATTGTTGAGTGTAGAAAGTCTCTAAGTCACTTGGACAGAAAGTCTTTTGGTCATAGAAAGGGTAAACTTGGATTTCTTTTTTGTCGAAAATCACATCACCTGATGAAGTTAATCCACAACCCTCTTTTGCTCTAAGAGTAACATCTACATCCATGTAGTTTATTTGCTCTTTGAATTTAATACCTGATTGAACTTGTCCGCTCAAGTATTGTGAAGTCGCATTACTGAAGACCGCCTTAG